TGTAACTAAAAAGAATATTTACGAAAATGAAGATATCTTCACCTTCCAAATTAAAATTAAGGGTAAAGTGGTTGCGGAGAAAATGTTTAGTGGGAATGAGTACCCCCCGAAGGTTAGATATGATGTAGATATTAGATCAATTATTTCCGAAATCATCTCTACAATACAGAATGGCTTGACTTTGAAAAAATATACGCAAGAATATTGTGGTTACGAGCTTTAATAGATATTTATTAATAAACCAAATTTAAAAAAAATATGACTAAAGAAAAAAGTAGTGATTTAGGTTATTTAGGTTGGAGTTTCCAGATAAGATTAGTCAAACAGTTGATAGAAGATACTAAGTTCTCTGAAGAAATTATGGACATTATTGAACCAAAATATTTCGATAATGAATATCTTAGATTATTGATAGCGTGTTTAAAAGATTATTACGATAAGTACGAAACAATCCCAACATATGACACTTTATTCGAATTGATTAGGGTGGATATTAAAAGGGAAATTGCGAGAGAATCAGCAATTGAAATGGTAAAGGAAGTACGTAATAGTGATAATAAGGATTGTTTACACACTCAAGAAATATCTATTAAATTTTGTAAACAACAAGAGTTAAAGAAAGCCACTAATAAAATACAAAACATTTTAGATTCAGGTGATTTTGATAGATACGATGAATGTGAAGATATTTTAAAAGAGGCGTTAGCGGTTGGTGGTGAAAAAGATAATGGTATTGATGTTTTCCATGCAATTGATGATGTATTAGACGATGATTTTAGAAACCCAATACCTACTGGTTTAGTTGGTATAGATAATTTAATGGACGGTGGTTTATCTAAAGGTGAATTAGGTGTTATTTTAGCACCTTTTGGTGTAGGTAAAACAACACTGGTTACTAAAATGGCAAATACTGCATATAATTTAGGTTATAATGTAGTACAAATCTTTTTTGAGGATAACCCTAAAGTAATACAAAGAAAACATATTACTTGTTGGACTGAGATACCATTAAATAATTTAACTGAAAAAAGAGAAGAGGTTAAAAGGTTATTACCACAATTTAAGGAAAAAGAAGGTAACTTAATACTTAAAAAGATGCCTAGTGATGGTACAACCATTAATCACATTAAACAATACCTTAGAAAATTAACTTCAAATGGGACTAAACCGGATATGGTATTTGTTGACTACATTGATTGTGTTGTACCCACTAAACAATTTAAAGATGAATATGCGGGTGAAGGAAATGTTATGAGACAATTTGAAACTATGATATCAGAATTAGATATTGTAGGATGGACGGCAGTACAAGGAAATAGAAGTTCTATTGGTGCAAATGTAGTTGAGGCGGATATGATAGGTGGTTCCATAAAGAAAGGTCAGATAGGACATTTTATTTTATCGGTTGCAAAAACTTTAGAACAAAAAGAAGAAGGGACGGCAACTTTAGCGATATTAAAATCTAGATTTGGTAAAGACGGGGTAATATTTGAAGATATTTTATTTGATAATGGGTCACTTAAAATAGATACTACTATGTCAACAGACGTTTCATTCTTAGACTTCGAAAAAGGAGAAGAAAAAAAGAAATCTCAAATGGTTACAAATGCCTTAAAGAAAAAGAGAGAGGTTTTAGGGGGTAAATAATAATAATTTAAAAAAAGAGAAAAATGGAGTTATCAAATAAGATTTTGTCAGATATTACTGTGTATATGAAATACGCTAAATATTTGTCAGAAGAGAATAGAAGAGAAACCTGGGGGGAATTAGTTACTAGAAATAAAGAAATGCATCAAAAGAAATATCCGTTTATTGCAGATAAAATTGATGAAGCCTATCAGTGGGTTTATGATAAAAAGGTTTTACCCTCAATGAGGTCAATGCAATTTGGTGGGAAACCTATTGAAATATCACCTAATAGAATTTATAATTGTGCTTATATGCCAATTGATCATATTGATTCGTTTAGTGAATGTATGTTTCTATTATTAGGGGGTACAGGTGTGGGATATTCAGTACAAAAACATCACGTTGAGAAATTACCGCCCGTTAATAAACCATACGCAAAAAGAACTAAACGATATTTAATCAGTGACTCAATAGAAGGTTGGGCAGATGCAATTAAAGTATTAATGAAATCTTATCTTAATGGTAAAAGTTCTAGAATTGAATTTGATTATTCTGATATTAGACCTAAAGGTGCAAGGTTAGTAACATCTGGTGGTAAAGCTCCGGGACCACAACCCTTAAAAGAATGTGTTGTAAAAATTACCGGTATTTTAAGTGAAAAAGAAGACGGTGATCCATTAACTACATTAGAAGTACATGATATTGTATGTCATATTGCAGACGCAGTATTGGCAGGTGGGATACGAAGAGCAGCATTAATTAGTTTATTTTCTGCAGATGATCAAGAAATGATTGGTTGTAAATCAGGTAACTGGTGGGAAACAAATCCCCAAAGAGGTAGGTCAAATAACTCTGCATGTTTAATGAGACATAAAATAACTAAAGAATTCTTTTTAGACCTATGGAAAAGAGTAGAATTAAGTGGTTCAGGGGAACCGGGAATATATTTTAATAACGACAAAGATTGGGGTACTAATCCTTGTTGTGAGATTGCACTCCGTCCTTATCAGTTCTGTAATTTATGTGAAGTGAACGTATCAAACATTGAATCTCAAGAAGATTTAAATGAAAGAGTTAAGGCAGCGTCATTCATTGGGACGTTACAGGCGGGATATACACATTTCCATTATTTAAGAGATATATGGCAAGAAACTACAGAAAAAGAAGCACTTATAGGTATTTCTATGACTGGGATTGGTTCCGGTAGAGTATTAGGGTATGATATGGAAGAAGCGGCTAAAATAGTAAAAAAAGAAAATAGGAGAGTAGCTAAATTAATTAATATTAATAAATCTGCTAGAACGACTACAGTGAAGCCGGCAGGAACAACTTCATTAACATTAGGTACATCTTCCGGTATCCATGCTTGGCATAATGATTATTATATAAGAAGAATAAGAGTAGGGAAAAACGAGTCTATGTATGGTTATTTAAATCAAAATCATCCAGAATTAATAGAAGATGATTATTTTAGAGGTCATGATACTGCAGTTATATCAATACCACAAAAAGCACCCAAAGGATCAATATTAAGAAATGAGTCACCATTTGATTTATTAGAAAGGGTTAAAAAAGTAGCGACAGAGTGGGTAAAAAATGGACATAATAGTGGGTCAAATACACATAATGTATCTGCAACAATTTCTTTAAAAGAAGAAGACTGGGAATTGGGAGGTGAATGGATGTGGGAAAATAGAGATCATTATAATGGTTTGTCCGTATTACCATATAATGGTGGAACTTATGTTCAAGCACCTTTTGAGGATTGTACTAAAGAAGAATATGAAAAAATGATGAAGACTCTAACTGAAATAGATTTATCCAACGTAATCGAAGAAAAGGATGAGACTAATTTAAGTGGTGAGTTAGCCTGTGCAGGGGGTGCGTGTGAAATCACATAAACTATAAAACAATAAAAAAGTTAAAGGTGTCTTATAGGCACCTTTTTTTTTATATAGACTTTTCTTTTAAAAAATTTATTGTACAATATTTATATATAAATGGCAAAAAGACAATATATAAATATAGATTTTCCTTTTCAGGATAGTAAAGAAGGTTTTTACTTTAAACTTAATGCAGAAGATAAGGCGGCAATTAAATCGGATTTATTACATTTATTATTAACTAATAAGGGTGAAAGGTTATATATGCCCGATTTTGGTAGTGATTTAAAAAAATATATCTTTGAACCAAATGATAATATAACCCATGATAAAATCAAAGAAAATTTAAATCAAACGATAAAAAATTACATTCCTAACCTAGTGATTAATTCTATTAAAATGAAAAAAGATGATTTAGAAGAATTGATTATTGCGGAATTAACGTATACAGTTACAGATTCAACATTTGTTTCTAGTGATACTATAGAATTAATATTATAATAAAATGGCAAATTTAGAAAAAAAAATAAACTATAACGCTAGAAACTTCGATCAGGTTAGAACGGAGTTGATAAATTTTGTGAGAGAATATTATCCTGATGTATTTTCAGACTTCAACGATGCGTCTGTAGGGATGATGTTATTAGAACTTAATGCGGCAGTAGGGGATATGTTATCATTTAATACCGATAGAGCGTTTAATGAGACACAAATCAATTATGCACAAGAAAGGGCATCTTTATTAGAATTGGCGAGGACATTTGGTTTAAATGTACCGGGTAATAGACCAAGTATAACAATCGTAGATTGGAAAGTAGAAGTACCGGTAGATGGTGATTCGTTTGATATCTCATATGCACCTAAATTATATAAAGGATCACAAGCAGTAGGGTCAGGTAAAATTTTTGAATTAATTGAAGATTGTGATTTCTCTTCTCCATTTTCTTTTGGTGGTATTCCTAATAGAACTATTGAACCCAAATATGTGGGGGAAACACTAACTCATTATGTATTAACTAAAAGAGAGTTAATGGTAAATGGTTACACTAAAATTTTTAAAAAAGTTATAAATACCAGTGATTCTAAACCATTTTTAGAGGTAGTATTGCCGGAAAATAATGTATTATCAATAGAAAATATAATAACATTAGTAGGTAATAATTTTGTGGAGGCACCTAATAATAGAGAATGGGGTTTATTTGAAAATAATTGGTATGAAGTAAGTGCATTAGCACAACCAGAATTATTTATGGAAGATCCAAACGTTGCCACAGATAATGATTCTATTGTTGGGGGTAAATGGAGAAATATACCTCAAAGATTCATAAGAGAATTTACAGATAAAGGATTTTGTAAAATTATATTTGGTTCAGGTGTAGTAAATACTAACCAATTAAATAATTTTATTGGGTGTAGAGGACAGATTGATCAAATAGGTAATTTTGTTAATAATCTTTCATTGGGTTCAATCCCTAAACCCAATACTACAATGTTCATTAAATATAGATGTGGTGGAGGAGAAGATACTAATATTGGTCCT